TGGGCCTCCGTCAGGGAGGGATCGCCGCCCGCCGCCGCCTCGCAGTAGTATTCGTTCGTCCCACTGCCGCTGGCCGTCCACTTGTACGTCGCACTGACGAGCGAAAGCCAGCGGAACCCGCCGCCGTTCGTAGCAGCCCCGTCCGTGCGCACTTCCCAGACTGTGTTCGCATTGATGGCCGACCAGCAGGGAGCGGCCCACAAGGTCAATGCGGTCAGTACGGTCAACCAGGTCCGTCGTTTCATGTCACTTCACCAAATACAAATACACGTCCACCGTCATACCCGACGCCCCCGGATCGCCACTTGGCGTGATCGTCGCCGTCAGGGTCCCGACCGCGAGGAACGGATTGAAGTCGGCGTCCTGGGTCGCCTTGTAGCTGCGGGCGAAGTAGGTAGTCGTTGCGTTCTCCGCAATACTCGCCTGGGTGAACAGCGTTGCCCCGTTCTCGTCCGTGATCGTTACGGTCGCCGTCCGGTTGCCCGTATTGTCGTTCACTTTGATGGCGATCTGCTCGACGACGCCGTTGACCGCCATCGTCGTGGCAACCGCCGCCGTCACGCCGCTGGCCCAGGTCGCCTGGGCAAAGTCCAGTCGGGCCACAGGGTGCTTGTCCTGTCGAAAGTCCTTACTGCTCATTCGATTCCGATTCCTTTCTCGGCTGCGCCGTCAGGCGCAGGCGGCCAGCCTGTCGCGGGCCGTTTTCAAGAACTTGTTCTTCCGTTGTCGGACCCGCTCATAGGTCACACCCATCCGCCGCTTCGAATCCTTGTGGCTCAGGCCCTTCACCATGATCTCGAACGCGGCCTTCAGGCCCGCCTCGTCCTCCGCCGTCCGACAGACGCTCGCCAGGGCGTCCAGTGCGTCGATCCGGGCCGTCTCGTCGCCGGGCGCAGCCACGTCCATCCGCTCATCAAGACTTATCCCCCGGCCGACGTCCATCCGCTTGCAATAGGACATCATCTCCCGAAGGAGGTTGTTGTACGTGAGCCGCAGTTCCTCGGGGCCCTTGCACCGCCGAACCATCCGGAGCCAGCCCTCCGTTGCGAGGTCCCAGGGGTCCATCGTCGCAAGACCATGCCCCCTGCGCCAGGCGTTCACCTTGCCCGCCGCCCAGAATAGGAGGTAGCGATGATCCGAAGACCAGTAATTCCGGCGATTTGTCAAGGGCCGTCCCATCGTTCACACCTCTTCAAAAAAGGGCGCGGGTCAGGAGGAAAGCATGAGCTGACCCGGCCCTCGAAAAGCGTTAAGGTGTCGCTTGCGTCCACGTTCCGATATGCGAAACCGCGATCCAGTTCGTCGCGTCCACGGCGATCAGGTGGACGGATTCGCCGACGGCGTCGGCCCACCAGTGTTCCGCGGCGTCGCCTGCCACGGCGTTGACGTAGATAGCGTCCCCGGCCGCCGGAGTCACCTGGACCTGATGGGCCGCCATGACGATGAAGGTGAACTCCTGCCCGGCCACCGCTGTCGGCAGGGTCAGGGCGATATTGCCGCTGGCTCCGGCGTTCGTGTGAACCGACCCGCTCTCGGTCGCCGTCAGTTCGTCGGCGGCCGTGTGGGCCTCGACGACCTTCTTGAAGCCGGTAATCGCACCGTCGCCGTCGCCGGTGAGGCTCTCGATGTCTTCGAGCTTGTCCACGTCGTTGAAGTCGAGGGTCACGACGCCTGTGCCCCCGGCCCCGAGCTCGATCTTGTTCGTGCCGAAGATCAGGCCCAGGGTCTCGGAGTTCTCCGTAAATTCCAGCAGGTTGTTGGCCGGCTGGGAGACCGTCGCCCCGTTATTGAAAGCAAGCGTTGTGGCGCCGACGATAGACAGCTTGTTCGTCGCGGCCCCCAGGACGATGTTGGGGTCCGCGTGGCTCTCCCAGCTCAGCACGTTCGTATAGGAGGCCGCCGCCGTCAGGTCGTAGACCTGCAAGGCGGTCGTGTTCTTACTGGTCGTGCCGCTCTTGATGTACTTGCCCGTGGCGACCGTGATATCGCCGGTGATGGCCCCGCCGGCGAAGGTCGTGCCCTCGGCCAGGGTCGTCGCCACCTCGCCAATGAAGTTGTACAGGGGGTCGTTGTAGCCGGCGGAGCCGAGATAGCCCACGTTGGCCCGGTAGTATGCCTGATCGTAGGTCATCGCCCCGAAGGCCGGGGCGACGAGCAAGATCGCGACCAGGAACGTGAGAATGCGTTTCATTTTTGTATCTCCACAAAATCGAATGTCGTTGTTGGGAAGGCCGGACCATGTTGCGCGCATGGGCAAAATGGTCCGGCGTCAATCCTCAGATCACATCGTGTATCCGCTGGGTGCCTTCTGAACCTTCGGCGGGCAGAGCGGATTCAGGCCGAACCAGGCGTCCACGGAGCCAGCATTGGCGGCCGTATTGACGGCCGTGAAGACCACTTCCAGGTACTTGTGCAGCTTCCACTTCGGAACGGCGATGGACCAACGTGCTCCAGCCACCATCTCGGCTGGCAGGACCGGATAGGTCCTTCCGCCGAGTGCCCCGAGGCAGACGTTGCCGCTGGCGAAGGTTGCACTGTCGCTCGTAATGATCTCGAAGGAACAGCCTTCCGTCAGGCCGCCGAAGACGGCGCTGATTTCCAGGTTGAACCAGAGGGTATCGGCGATGCTCTCGTCGGTCACACCGTCCTCTTCCAGGTCGAACATATTGCCGTTGGTACGGCTCTCTTCCGTGACGGTCAGGGCTTGTGCGTCCCAGACCACCCAGTTTGCATCCATGAAACTCATTTTGTTGTCCTTTCAAACCGAAGTTGGGTCGAACCGGAGTTCGATTCTTGTCTCGTCAATCAGGCCCCGGATCACGTCACGGTGGATTCCGACGTACTGATGGCGTCGCATCGGAACACGGGCGTATTCCCGAACATGAGGATCTCTTCGCCGGACAGGCCCATCGCCGTACTGAAGTTGACGTTTGCCTTATCCTTCAGCCGAATCCGCATCTGGGCCTTGATCTCTTTCGAGCACAGGATGGTCGTACCCCGGCCCTTGAAGTGCCCGTACTCCAGCAGTTCGATCAGGTCGTTCTCGTCGAAGGTATTCGAGCCGCCGACGGTGGAGTTGATATTCGCGATGCGCCCGATGGCCAGTTCGTCCCGCACGACGAAGCCGAGCCACCACTGGAACAGGGTACGGTAGGCGAGGTAGTCGCCTTCGCTGGTGTCCTTAACCCAGACCTTGCCGTTTCCGCCGGTCGGGTTCGTGTCGATGGTCAGGCCGAGCGTGCCTCGGTCACGAACGCCGGACGGGTAGATCAGGTAGCAACCCTGGGGTGAGAAGTCGCAGACGTAGATGCTCGTTCCGCCGGCGTTGCCGCCATCGAACACCATCGTCTGGGACAGGCTGTTCAGGTAGGTCTGGAGTCCGTCGAACTTCTCCGGGTAAGCGGTCGTGGTGCCGGTGATGATGGCCTCCCACACCTGCTCGCTCATGCCCTGCACGAACGCCATATCCTCCTGGCGTCGCGTGCCCTTCGGATCGCTCGACGTGTCGATCAATGTGGCGTCCACCTCGGAGATGGCCTCAAGCAAGGCCGTCCCGAAGGTCGCCACCTGGGTCGTACTGGCCTTGGCCGTGGTGCCCTGGTACGCCTGACGCCAGGTGCCCGTGGGCAGCGAGGTACGACGACTGATCTTGTGGGAATATTGCTGATTGCACGGAACGGCCGGAATCCGGGACAGTTCCGGATTCACTTCGTTCATGGCCTCGAAGATTTCCAAGAGGCCGCCGCCGGGCGAGGTACGCTTGGCAATCTCGCCAAACGAAAGTTTGGATGCGACGTTGATTTCCGCCATTGCGGTTCTCCTTACACACGATTCAAGTTGTCAACTTGGTCGGAGTAAGGTGTCCGCAACAGCGGGCTTGCTCCTGGCACTTCGGGGCGGCTTTCGCCCACCCGTTCTTCAACGGGTCGAAGCATCAGGCTCACTTGCGACCCCGGCAATATGCCGGGGAAGCCTTGCGTGAGGTGTCTGAATTGGGGTCCTGCTTATCGGTTCGGGAGTACGAGCCTCCTCGGTCCAATCACATTGCTCTTCGGTTCGGGCGGGTCAATCCAGAATCGGAACCCGTCGATCTCCGGTACGTACTGCACGTTGAACTTCGCGTCCTTCGGATACTCCTCGAACAACTTCGCCGACAGGACGACCCCGCCCGTCTTCGTCACCTGCTGGAACTTCGTCAAGAGGACGTGCAGCAGGGTCCGCATGTCCTCCGGCTGCAAGATCGGCCTACCGTCCTTGCCTAGACAGCAGTCTTTGTACTTTACGGGCTTGCCCTGTTTGTCCGTTTTCCCGCAGGGGCAAGGCTCGTTGCGTCCGATCTTCCTGTCGTCGTTCAGAGCGATCATTTCCCATCCATCTCCGCGTAGGACAAGGCCCCGGCCTTACTGGTCGCCTGGCCGAAGCTGCCCGGCGCACCGCCGGTCCCCACCTTCATCTGTGCCGCCTCGTGCAGGGCACGCAGGAGCGGCAGTTCGATCATCCGGTCGTTGTGCATGATCCGGGCCGCGAACGACTCCCACGCCTTCGGATCCGGCTTGCCGTCCTTCGTGCAGAACGTCTGGAGGTAGTTCTTCACCATCTCCAGTCGGGCTCCGGCCACTTCCTTGTCCCCGCCGCAATCCTCGTTCAGAAAGGTCTTGTAGTTCGCGTTGGTCATGCCCTCGATGACCTTGCCGCGGGCCTTGTTAAGCCGGTCCACGAACGCCAGTTGGAAGTCCACGAGGCCCTGGGCCGTCTTCGGGTCGATCCCATGCTCGTGGGCGAACGCCTTGAAGTCGGCGATCCCCTGCTCGTCGATCGCCGCGCCGTCCGGGGCCGTGATCT